GATGAAAGGGACTTTAAATACGATAAGAGGGATATATAACTATAATTATGCTATAATTGGTTAAAATATGATCAATTATTTATCAACCTAAAATCAAATACTTGAGGATTAAACAATGGCACAAAGAGGCAGACCAAAGGGCAGTACTAATAAACCATATAGGCGCGTACTCGATGAATACCTACAGCGCAAATATAAGGGGGAGTTTAACCCAGTGATTAATGCCATTGAATCAGCGTTAAAGATTCAAGAGATAGCAGAGACAACGGGAGAGATTGCAGACTACAAAGCAAGCGTTGAAGCATTCGACAGGGTGAGCAAGTATATCCAACCAACACTGAAGGCCGTTGAGATGAGTGGAGACACAGGCGTAACAGTATCACTACAGCGCAAACGCTTTGATGGCTTGCAGAAAGACGAGGAAAATCAATAGGTTAGCGGGCTGGATAAATATACAGTACTGGATGGATGTACAGCACCCCCCCCTTCCGAAGTCGCGGGCGCGTGTAATGTATATGCATCGCTCAAAAAAAAATTTGGAGTCTTATGAAAGTAACCCCTATTCGCCCTAACATGAAAGACCCTAAAACGCCCTCAGAGCCCTTTACAGGCGATTTAATAGTTATTACTATAGAAGAGGGTCAGGTTGAGGTTGCAAGCTCTCTAATCGACGAAAAAACGGTATTCTACATTGACTTGTGTAAACATATAATAATGAGAGATACATTGGAAGGCATATATGGTGACGATTGATACAGATGAAGATGTGAGTGATGCGGTAATAGAGTTGATTCAATCCTTTGCAGATGCTTTAATAGATCAGGATGAATTGTTAATGCGTGAAGTCATGGACATGGTGCATGATAAAATGTCTGGCGAATGCGTGTGTCTTGAAGAAGAATGTATCTGTGGGAGTTGGTGATGAGTCATTTACATAAATTAGATAAAGCTACAAGGGATAGACATTTCCCTGAATCAAATGGTGGTAAGGGTAGTAGACCAAGAACGTCTACTGCTGAATCACGAAAGAAGTTTGCTGATAATTACGATAAGATATTTGGCAAGAAAAAATGAGCCAAATACAATACGATCTATGCCCACAGGGACAAGTTCTCCAAGACTTTTCTGACTGTCGTGCGCGTAACTCATTCATCATGGGTCCGTTGGGTTCAGGTAAAACTGTCCAATGTATCCTCAAGCTACTCGACCTTATCTGCGAGCAAGAGCCTGTCTCTGACCCTGAACACAAGAACTATAATAAACGACTGTCTCGTGTTATTGCGGCTCGTAACACCTACTCTGAACTGTTTTCTACCACTATTAAGGACTGGCTAGAGATACATGGGGAACTAGGTGACTTCAAACAAGGTAACAAAGAACCCCCTACACACTTCATGAGGTTTAACCTAGAAGACGGTACAGAGGTTGAGTGTGATGTCGTATTTATTGCCTTTGACCGCCCTGAACACGTTAAAAAGGCAAGGGGTATCCAATGTACTTGGGTGTGGCTAAACGAGACGAAAGAGCATTCTAAAGCCGTTTTAGACATGTTAGACCTACGTCATGGTCGTTACCCCTCGCCCAAAGAAGGAATCAAGCCTACACACCATGGAATGCTAGGAGATTCTAACGCCCCTGATGAAGATCACTGGTATTTCAAACTAGCTGAGATTGAACGCCCCAAAGATTGGTCATTTTTTAGGCAGGCAGGTGGCGTGTTTAAAGATGGCGAAGAGTGGAAGATAAACCCTAACGCTGAAAACTTAAAGAACCTGCCCGATGGCTACTATGAGCGTGGTCTGAATGGTAAGTCTGATGACTGGATAAAGGTGAACTTAGCCAATGAATATGGATTTGTATCGAACGGTAAGCCTGTGCATCCTATGTACACTGATAGCGTCCATTGCCAACACATGGATGACTTTGAGCCATCCCTTGACTACCCTATCGTCTTAGGAATGGACTTTGGTCGTACACCTGCGTGTGCGTTTATACAACGAACTGCCATAGGCAGATGGATATGTTTCGATGAAATGGTTCTTACCGACTCTGGTGCTGTTGATTTTGCACCTACACTTAAACGATATATTGAAGAAAAGTACCCTGATCACGAGTTCAAAGGGTGGGGTGATCCTTCTGGCAACAATAAAAACCAAGCCAACTCGGATACACCATTCCAGATACTTCGTGCGGCAGGTGTACCATGCCAACCCACAGCTACTAACGACCCTCTAAAGCGTAGAGCCGCCCTAGAAGTACCCATGAAAGAGATGTGCATGGATGGACAGCCACGATTCATTGTCCTGCCCAAAGCATCTATGATCCGTAAAGGTCTACAAGGTGGGTTCTGCTATCGTAGAGTACAGAAGTCAGGCGAACACTACACTGACGAGCCAGATAAGAACGAATACTCTCACCCTGTAGAGGCACTTGAGTACGCATTACAAGGAGAAGGTGAAGGTCGTTCAGCACTACGCGCTACTGGTAAGTTTACCAAACCTACACAAGCCAAGGTCAGCTTTAGTGTCTTCTGAGGTCTTTGTTGTCTTTACTGATGACAGACACAACTGGTGGAGTCCTTTTCTAAAAAAGGGGATTCGACACTGTTATATTGTAAAACCCTCTGCTGATCGCCTAATTGTTTGCGGAAAGTCAACGAATGATTTCGACTTGTTCACGACTGACGCTAAAAATGGTATAATCGACAGCAATTATATTCTATTAAGTTATAAGCCCAAACGGTGTAGACGCTTTTTGTTCATGCTCAATACTTGTGTAGGGCACACAAAACAGATATTAGGGATAACAAACCCCTTTATCTGGACACCATATCAACTGTACAAATATATGAGGAAGAACAATGGGTAGCAAACCAAAAGCACCAAAGCCAACCGCAGAAGAAATAGCCCTAGAGAAGCGCACCATGATGGGTTTGCAACAAGAACGTGCCGCAACAGAGCGCATGTTAAAAGCACAGGCTCGCAGTAAACTAGGCGTTAAGTCATTACTAGGTGGTATTAAACCTGACACTGGCATGAAGCAAGAAGATGTAGTTCATAGTAAAGCTATATCTAGCGAAGAAAGGGATAAACAAAAATTAAAAATTTTTGGAAAAAAAGCGGCTAAAAATTCGATTTTAGGTAGCATACTATGAAGATACCATCTGAACTTGGCACTATCCAAGACCTAAAAAAACGCGAAGCTAACGCTTTTAAACGCGCTACACACTGGACTGATACCCTTGATGATGCGTATGAATACTTCCTGCCTAACCGTAACTTGTTTGAAACAACGGTTGCAGGACAGAAGAAGATGGATAAAATCTTTGACTCTACTGCGCTTGAGGCTATTCAGCAAGGTGCTAGTAAGTTACAAGAAAACGTAGCCCCTATCTGGTCGCGTTGGGCTACCTTTGAGCCATCACTGCGTGTTATAAAACTACTTGAAACAGGTCAATACGATGTTTCTGAAGAGGACATCAGGCGTAACCTTGACGAGCAAGCAGAAGAAGTTTTTGACTATATTAACCGTTCTAACTTTGCTACACAGTTCTATGAACACGCCCTAGACCTTTTGATTGGCACAGGTACTCTTCGTATTGATGAAGATGAAGACGATGATATGCCTATTGTCTTTAATGCTATTCCGCAAAAAGGTATTGCATTTGAGGAGGGTCCACAGGGCAATGTAGAGACACACTGGCGTAGATTTGAAGTGAAGGCAAAAGACCTGCCTCGCAAGTGGAAAGGATTTAAAGCATCTCCATCCATGGCTAAAGTAATCAAAGACAAGCCTGACACTATGGTTAAAGCCTATGAGGGTGTTGTATATCTGCCAAAATCTAAAACCTATTACGGTTGTTTGTGGGTGGGTAAAGAAGATACATTAAGTTGGACTGAAGATTACGGAAAGTCATCACCTTGGGTAACAGGTCGTTACTCTAAAGTAGCAGGTGAGATTCGTGGTCGTGGTCCTGCTCTACAAGCACTGCCTGATGTTAAGTCGCTAAACAAAGCTAAAGAGTTCACACTGCAAAAAGCGGCAATCGACCTTGCAGGTATGTACACTGCTACTGATGATGGCGTTACAAACCCCTACAATATTAGCATAAGCCCAGGGGTTGTTATTCCAGTTGGTTCTAACAACAACGCTAACCCATCGTTAAGACGCTTAGACACTGGTGCAAACCTACAGTTGTCGCAATTTGTTATTAACGACTTACAAATGAGCATTAAAAAGGCGTTATTCAACGACCTGCGTGATCCAACAGGGGCTGTAAGATCAGCCACAGAAGTAGCTATTGAGGCGCGTGAACTAGCAAAACGTATTGGTTCTGCGTTTGGTCGCTTGCAAACTGAAGTATTAATCCCTATTATAAAGCGTGTTGTTGCTATATTAACTCGCAGAGGACTTATACAGCCTCTTCAGTTAGATGGTAGAGACATTGATATTAAGTTTATGTCCCCACTAGCTAGGCAACAGGATGCTGAAGACATACTCAATGTACAACAAGCTGTACAGTTTGTGTTGCAGAATGCAGGTCCTGAGCAAGCTAAGATTGGATTTAAACTTGAAGACTTTGGTACATGGGTTGCTGAAAAAGCAGGTGTTCCTGCTGACTTGGTGCGAAGCGATGCTGAAAAGCAAACAGTCGTACAGGCAGGGGCACAAGCCGCACAGCAAGGCATGGATACTTCTGGTGAGCAACCAATGCAAGGACAGACTACACTTTGAGTTGGAATAAAATAGACAAGGCTTCTACGGAAACTAAGTCTAGATACGCAGAAGAACAGAGACTGAAAGCCATTGAACTTGCCAAGGCATACAATGGCTGTTTCTCTACGCCTGAAGGAAAGAAAGTCCTCGAAGATTTAACGTCTCGTTTTATCTACGGCAACGATACTCCCTTTGAATCACAAAACGTAAACTACGAAGCCGCTTATCATAATGGTGAGTCGGGCGTGGTAAAGTATGTGATCAATTTAATACAACAAGCTAAAGTAAGAGGTTAATATGTCCGAAGAACAAGCCGAAGTACAAGAAGCTACTTCTGATACCTTGTTAGACAATGCCGCACCTACGTTGGGTGAGAACGAGTATTTTCTAGCTGAAGGTATTAAGGGTGCAGGTGAAGCCCCAGAGTGGTACAAAGCAGATAAGTACCAGTCAGTAGCAGAACAAGCCAAAGCCTATAACGAACTAGAAAAGAAGTTTGGTGGCTTTAAAGGTGCGCCTAAAGATGGTTACGTTGCCCCTGAAGGTGTAGAGCAAGACGATGCGTTACTTGCTGAACTAACTGAGTTTGCTAAAGACACTAATATGTCTCAAGAGGCGTATGGTCGTGCATGGGAACTTTTAACTGCACAGGAACAAGCAGTAGAAGAAGTTTCGGCAGAAATGGAAATGCAGAAGCTAGGCGAGAATGCTACTCAGCGACTAAAGACTGTTGAAGGGTTTTTAAAGAATAACCTAGACGCAGACACTTACAGTCAGGTGCAAGACCTAGTAACAACTGCTGAAAGCGTACAGCTAATTGAAGCTATCGTTAAAGCAACTGTCCCTGCTAAACTACCCATCGAGGGTGGCGAGCATCCACAAGGTCTAACGTGGGCAGATGTTGAAGCTGAAATGTTCAAGAAAGATGAAAATGGAAACCTTCTCCGCAGTGTTGATATTAACCATGAGCGCAAAGTTCAGAAGATGATGGCATCATTTGGCGGTTAATGTTTACAAATATGGGTGTTCGGTGTTATAATTAGCGCATCGAATACCCTATCCCCATAGGCTCGATAAATTTAGGTTGGATGCTGACCAAATTTATTGGGCACTCAGCGAAAACCTTGAAAAACTTTTAAATTAAAATCTCTTTTTCGAGGATATTACAATGAGTAATACACTATCAAGCGTAGCTGTCACAGAGTTTGACAGCATGGTAAAACACGCGTTTCAAAACGCATCTCTTCTTCGCGATACTGTAACTGTTCGCAATAACGTAATTGGCGATACCTACAAGTTCCGCGCAATGGGCAAAGGTCTAGCTAATCAAAAGGCTACTAGTGCTGATGTTGATCCAATGGATGTTGCACACAGCCTTATTACTGCAACTTTGCAGAACTGGAATGCTCCAGAGTACACTGACATTTTTGATCAGGCTGAAGTAAACTTTGATGAGAAACAAGAACTAGCAACTACTATTGCAGGCGCGTTGGGTCGTAGACTTGACCAACTTGTAATTGATGCAATGGATGCCGCTTCTCCAACTGCTGTTGGTACTGGCGGTACTGGTCTTGTTGCTACTGACCTTATTGACGCTAAAGTAGAACTTGTTAAGCAAGGCGTTGGCTCAGGTGATTTATACTGTGCTATTAACGCGGCAGGTCTTGCAGGTCTGTTGGCTGACGAAAAAACTACTTCTGCTGACTATCAAGCAGTTAAGGCTCTTGTAAATGGTGAAATCAACACATTTGCAGGCTTTAATGTTGTTGTTATCGAAGATCGTTCAGGTAATGAAGGCGGCTTGACTATTGCTTCTGATGTTGTAAGTGCATACGCTTACAGTAAAGAAGCTATTGGTCTTGCTGTTGGCATCGACATGAAGACTTCTATTGACTACGTTCCACAGAAAACTTCTTTCTTGTGCAACGGTATGTTGAAAGCGGGCGCGGCTGTACGCGATGCTTCAGGTCTAGTTGAAATCAACTACGATGCAACACCTGCCTAATTAGGCTTATAAGGGGGGTTCGCCCCCCTTTTTTCATTTCTACATAAAGGTAAATCATGGCTAGTAAAATAGATTTAATTTCTAACGCATTAATTCTGATAGGTGATTTGCCAATAACATCACTTACTGGCAACTCTCGCGCACAGGTTGTAGCTAACAACTTGTATGATAATGTAGTGCAGAACGAACTAACAAAGTACCGTTGGGGTTTTGCTCGTAAGAAAGCGCAATTAGGGAAAGATGCTACAGCTATTGTTGGTAAAGAGTGGAGCGATAAGTACACCTTGCCATCTGACTTACTTACACTAATTAAGCTGAATCCAAATCAGCCATACCAAATTATTGAAGACAAGGTTTATATTAATCACAGTGGCGATCTGTATTGTGATTATATTGCTAATGTCTCTGAAGCAGTGTTTCCTGTGTACTTTTCTAAGATGATTGAGTACGCACTAGCTAAAGACTTTGCTATGTCTATCCGCGACAACGCGACTACCAAGCAAGTCATGGCTTTAGAGTATGAGAACCAATCTCGCATGGCTCGATACACTGACAGTCAGCAACACCCAATAACACCAATACAGAGTAGACCATTCCTTGATGTGAGGCACTAATGGCTAGAAGCAACTTTGTTCAAAACAAGTTCGTTAGTGGCGAGTTATCTGAAAATATAAAATCAAGAACTGATCTTGATCAATACTATCAGGGCATGGAAATCGCTAGTAACGTAGTCACTACCCCTCAAGGTGGGGTCAAGAGACGCATGGGCTCTGAGTTTGTTGATGTTCCCCAGGGTAAAACTGTGCGAATGACTAATGCCTCTTTTTCTTCCACTAGAGTAAGAGTCGGGAGTGACATAACTGATCTTAACGACAATGACACATCTACGGTAGTAGAGTTAAGTGGTCCGCAGAGTAGTGCTAATGTAGTCATGTGGGAAAATGAGTTCCCAGTTTCGCCAACATTTACAAAGACCGTTAGCTTTATTGACCTTGTTGGTATCAAGTTTGTTGAGCCTGATGCAAACGATCCTGCTCCAGAAAGCACAGAGTTTCTTTTGGAAAGTTCTACTACTGGCGCTAATGGTACTTGGGGAGAAGACGGCACAAACGAACAAAGTATTGTAGTTCCAAAAATTACAAACTTTGAGCAAAATATGCGGCTCAGAGTTGATATACCTGTATCTACTACTGGCGGTGCTGACACATTTGTTAGACGTTATTGGAGACTAGTCCGAAGAGCAAGCACTGATATGGGCAATGCGTATATGTCCATACAAGATGTAAACTTTTATGAACTAGATACTGCCAATATATCTGAAGATTACAAGCTACATAAATTTGAAGTTAGCAAAGATGACAGTTTCCTGTTGTTTTTTCAGCCATCTAACTTACGCATATTCAGAGTAACGGCTACAGCAACAACATATCTACAAGACATTAATCATGGATTAGGCACAAACTATCCCAATCGTGTTGCTAGCAACGAAAATGTATTATTACTATTTAACAAAAATGTTGCGCCTAGACGCTTGGTGTACAACTACAACAATGATGGGTTGTTTTATTACGATACTCCTACGTTTGATAACATACCTCGATATGACTTTGATGACAGGTTTAGTCCAACTGAAATAACAGCAGTTAATACAGTTACATTTCACTCTAACTTCGTTGCAGGGGATAAATATCAATTAGAAATAGATGGGGTGTTAAGTAAAGAGATTGTTTATCATGGCGATGCTAACATTGATGAGCAAACTGCTACAGCAAGGTCTATGCAGGTTAATTTACAGGATATGCCTGTGTTTGGCGATTCTGGGATTACTGTAACCAGAACTAACACTGATGAATACACTGTACAGATGTCAGGCGATTCCGCTAATGACTACCCTTTAATGACAGGCTTTGGCA